TGGCGTTCACGTGGCTATAAGTCTACGCTTCTTGAAAAGACCTATCGCACGTACGACCGTGCTGTTGATCTAGGCCGTATCTCGTCTGAGCTAACTCTCCCTTTTTGGATGCAAGATTGCCAGTACTTTGAAGATCTTTGTTCTACCCACCGCACAGCGCTACTTGTCAAAAACTATGACTGGTATAAGCAATTTGGCTGGGCTGAAGATTCAGGCGTTGTGCCGCCGACATACGATTACTTGTGGCCGGTTTAGCCAGACCTGTCGTAGTATCAGTTTAGAAGCCACTCAGAGCCGCTCTAATAACTTGTAAATAGAAACTGATATTTGTAGGTACTACCGTCTAGTAGCCGCCTGAGAGCCGCCTTATGGTGTATAATTATAAGAACATGCGGGACCTAAGAACCGGTGAGTGCCTGTGGTCTGAATGGACTGGAGATGGATTTAGTTCTGATTCTTCAGAGCCAATCTTCTTTACACAGGGGCACATCGATATTGAACATGAAGTAGTCAGTAGAGCACTGGCTTCTGCATTGCAGAGAGACGGTTCAGCAGTGACTTTGGGAGACGGGTTTCGACTTGTTGAACGAGCACGAGTGACTCACGGATTTGCTGGCATAGTTGACAGCGATGTTGACTTCGCAGTCTGTGATGAGCTTGGAGAGACGCGTGAAGGTGACGAAGTAGACGAGGTTTTAGAAATAACCTGGGTCGACTTCTATGTCTAAGTTTGGCGACATTTCGTGGCACGAAGATGCCGAGTGTAAGAAACCAGAAAATAAACGACTTAAACCTTTTTTCTTTTCAAGTGTTCTTAGCGAAAAGTATGATGCTAAGAATCTGTGCTTTAACTGCCCTGTAAGACGCACATGTCTCAAGTGGGCACTTGACAACAAACAAATTTGGGGTATCTGGGGTGGAAAAGACGAGTCAGAACTTCGCCGTGCTCTTTCAGTTTCTCATACAGGGCAAGAAATCCGCCGTCAACGTTTTCCAAATTGCCCGTACTGCGGAGCACGCCCAAGCAAATTAAGTGTCGAAATAAAAGACGCGCCTGGCGGTGGGCGTTGGACGACTATGAAATTGGTTGTCTGCTCAGAATGCGAATTCACATGGCGAAGTAGAACAAGTGCAAATGCTGTAAATGCCTACCACGCAAGTAGAAACGCTAAGAAGTCTAAGACTACTTCTCGTTCTCGGAGCTTGCCTGTTGTGTCAGCTCCTGAATCTGCGCCTGAAGTTGACTGATTGCTGCACGAGCAACTGAAAGCTGAAGAGTAAGCTGCTTGTTCTGCTCGAGAAGATCTTCAATTACGACTTGTGTATTGATTTCCATGTGTAGCTCCTAGTTAAGGTATTCAAGATCATACCAGCCCTTGTCCCACAAAGACTGCAATCTTGTAAAGTATCTATCGTACATCTTTGCTACAGCGTCAAGTCCGTATCTGTCTTTAGCGTATTTGCTAATAGCAGCACGATCTAAGCTTTTTGCATCTTCTGCCGCATTTATAAACTCAAGTAAAGTGTGACAGCGGTACCCGGTTATGCCGTCAATGACAGTTTCGGTAAACGCGCCCCAGTCGGTAGAGATAATCGGAGACCCGCAAGCCATTGCTTCAATCGCCACCGTCCCAAAAGGTTCAACGTAAATAGTTGGGGTAAAAGTAGCAATTGCACCGCCCATAAGTTTAGCGCGTTCTTCTGTGCCTACAACGCCGACGTATTCGCCGTACTCTGGCGGTGTGCCTTGCCCGGCGATAATAAGACGCTTGCCAAGTTGTTTGCAAACGTCTACGGCAATTTGATAGCCCTTGCGCTCAATCAAACGCCCAATGTACAAGTAGTAGTCGCTTGACTCTTCTTGAAGTGGAAAGTCTTTAGTATCAATGTAGCTTGGAATAACTGTGTCATAGAACTTACCGTCAAGAGCATGAGGGTCTGTAACTTTTGAGCCATAGCACGAGTGCATCCAAGCGTACGACTCAAAGACTTTGTACTGCGCAAATGAGCCGCCATAGCCAATACCGAACTCAACGCTTAGTTCCTGTGGAAATGCATCTGCAATTGGCTTTGACGCGTAGCCAGCAATTAAACAAATAAAGTCTTTGTGTTCAAGACGTTGTTTAATTCCAGCAGTAACGTTTGCATTAAAGTTTTGCCAGTGCGGAAGATTCCAATCAAATGACGCTGCAGAGTAGTGACTATTTCCAACTGCAGCTAAACGTTCTTCTTCAGTAATACACGTAATGTGCTCATCACAAGGAGCTTCATTAAACTCGCCGGCGTATAAGAAAACAGCGTGCCCAAGACTTTTCATCATGATGCAGAACTTGCGGACTTTTTCTGTGTACGCACATGCGGTGAAATCTAAAGTGGTATTTGTATGCGGTAGACTAACTACGTGAAATCTCATTGGCCCCACCAGAAGTGTTTGAGGATAGAAAGACTAGCCAAGACAACCCATGTAACGTTAAAAAGGATGATTGTTGGGAGAGTCTTGCGTGTGGATGTCCAAATCAAGGCAACGCTTGAAATGATAGCAAAAATATAAAGCCACCAGAACTGCTTGCCTAAAAGGAGACCAGGGAAAATAATCGCAATTTTTGTAGCAAAACCCCATGCCTCAACTGTGTTCACACGATTCCAGTAAGTTCTGGAACTCATAGTTTTAACGGCGTCAACTATTTTTGATACCATTTTTTGTTTTTTGCTTCCGAATCGACTTTGATCTTTTTTCGCCTATACGGGCCAGAGGTCCCGCCAGACGGAATTATATTCCCAAAACCAAAACCGCGAGACTCGACGTATTTGAATAACGATTCATCTTGAAACACTATGTTTGAAACGTCATCACTTCGTTTGAATGGGATTATGTGAAGCATCGGGGTTCCGTATTTAATGGAAAAATCTGTATTTGTTTTTATGTTTAAAACAATATTTATAACATGGTAATAGTCTGTGTGAACAACTGCTGGCAGAACATCATAATCAGGGCTTGGTTCCCAGTGAACTGGTAAAACGATGCATGACCACCCCGGCGCTGTCTCAATTCTCCAGGGTGTTGTTATTTTTGGATATGGCATTGTGTCTAAATTTCTATTTTTAGACACAGGGCATTCTCCTGTTGAGCCAAATGGAAATCCATCTATACTGATGTGTCTTAATGGAGGACTCATTTGGTCTATGCGTGACTCCCACATGTTCACTTCAAAATTTGGCCTGAAATAAACATTTGTCCACAGAGGAACAGTAATTCCTGTCGTCAAATAGTCGCTTACGCCTGCGCACGATCTTATGGAGCCTTGTCCTTTTCTCATTCTTCTAAACCATGAAGGCATTGAAACTTGAGTGTTTATAAATGGAGGCATCTCCATAAGGCGATTATCTTCTGGTGTTATGCGAATTTCACCAGGTTTAATTTTTTTTCTAGAATTCATCGTCTATTTCGTCTATCTCAAGTAGCGCTTGACGATGGTCAACAAGTTCGTGAGAGTGTCTACTGTTTCTAATGTCATGAACTTCTTTTGTAACAATTTCTCTAAGACCCATTCTGTCAATAGCAACTGATGAAGGGGTGGTTGGAATCAAACCCTGGCCTTGCATGACGTGCACAAAGTGTGGGACATGAAACATCGTGTTATGTTTTCCTGAAATGTCGTACCGAGATGGTGGTTTTTCTGACCACAATTCAATAAGCTCTTGCAGTTCTGAATTTATCCGCATTTCTGCTTGCGCTTTCCAAAAAGGAGTATCTCTCCTATCGGAAATGTAGTGAAGACGAATCATCGTCAATATATTTCTCATCATTTCTGTCATGTTTTTATTGTATTTGTTTTGTATTTTTTCATATCCATGTTGATACGAAGAAAGACTTTCTATTATTGACTTTGCCTGAATGATGCTGCTACCAATACTTGTCGCCTCAAGAGGTTCAACAAAAGACGACGCAAGCCCAACCGCAACACAATTTTTTACCCACTGGGTTTCTAAGAACCCGGCGTCAAACTTAAAAGTTCTGGGATTGTCTGGAACTTTGTATCCCGTCAGTTGCTGCACTTCGTTAATCGCTTCATCTTGACTTATGTGAGCAGATGAATAAACATACCCATTTCCACGCCGTTCTTGAGTGGGAATTTCAAACACCCAACCGCTACTCATTGCACGTGCCCGTGTGTACGGCCTTATTTGCCCATTTGGGTCAGACTCCGTTGGGAATGCTATTGCGGAATCAGCAAGCAAGTACGGAGAAAAACTAGTCCACTTAGTATTCCCAAGAGATGTCATCAATACTCTGTTAAAACCACTAGCGTCAAACCAAAAGTCGGCAGAAATGCATCCGCTTAATTCTGTATCAACAGAGTCAATACAACCATTTTCAAAGTTAAGATTAACTTTGCTTACAGAATCATCAATAAATCTAATCATCCTGCTAAAGCACAAGCTTGTCAAATAATCATTAAGTTTAAATGTGTCAAAATGAAATTGATTTGTTGTTCTATGCAGATTTTGTCTTGCTACTTGATTTCTTACTAATCCAATACTCGCTGTTTGAGAAGTGATTAGTTTTTCATTTTCTATAAAATGCAAGTAAGATGCAAATAGTCCGTGCGCAAAAATTTCATCAGGTCCGCTAACGCTATGAAAATAGTCCGGAATCTTCTCTGTCCAGTTTTCAAACCTAATCCCGTACTTGTGCGTTGCTGAAGTGTTTGAAATAAGTTCTTCTGTTGGGATATTGCATAGGTCCATAAACTGACGCCAATGCTCAGTCGAGCCTTCGCCAACACCAATGATTCCAATTTTTGAAGACGCTACGATTGTTATTTCTGAGCTTGGGAACGCTTTTCTTAGTGTTAACGCTGTGATCAATCCAGCAGTACCAGAACCAACAATGCCAATAGACATATTTTTTGTTTGCATTTAAACTCTCTATTTTTTAATACACAAAGCCAAAGACACTGTGCTGGCGTAATGGTACACATCGAAAAGGCCGCTATCAACGATTTCAGTCATCGCTGTTGTTCCTACGCTTATCTCCGACCGATATGCTGAGCCAAAATCAGAGGCATTGTGCATTATAAGAACACCGCCCGGTTTTACTCGTTCAAGAAGTTTTTGCAAAACATTTGGAAGATACGAACATATCCCTAAAAAACCAATAACTAAATCGTAGCTATCTTCGCCATCAAAAAATCTGTCATAAGAAATTGTTTCAACATTATTAGCATTGTAACCGTTTGGCGAACGCAAAAGCATCGCAGAAGTTAAATTGTTTAAAATATGAACATCTTCTATAAGCCCAATCGCTCTGTCTGTTGTGTAAATAGTTGACAAAACAAGAGCATTTGTAGGTTTTATCAATCTAATTAGCACTTCTATTTCTTCGGTAGCGGCGTCTATTAGTTCTGTAAGACCGTTGGTGTATCCATGAAAAGCATGATATTCATCAACTAAGAGAACTCTCTCTGGTTCAATCGAGGCAGACTCAATTATAGAATTTGCTTGAACTGTAAGTGCTGTAAGTTTTTCACGGGTATTTAACACTGATGAAGGCTCTGCATGCGAAGTAAATCGCAAGGACCATGAAGAAATAATGTCAGAAGTAATCATCTTTAGTTATCCTCTAGTTGCTCAGCAACTAATTTATTAAAGTATAGGTATCTCAATGCATAATGTATTCTATGGAACTCGGCAGGGTCAACAATTAGAACACGGAGAGACTGCAATATTTCGTCATAGTTTTCTCTTGTTACGGTTTCATAAGGTAAACCAGAAACAACGCAAAGTTTATACATCTCTTCGTTTATGAAGGAAAGATGTTCTTCTTTTGAATAACTAATCATTTGTTTCTTCTAGGTTGGCATTTAATATTTCTTGAGAAATATTAGGAAGGACATGAATTAAGCATATGTCAACTGGGTCATTAGGACCTTTAATTGAAGAATTAGATGGGTCCCATTTGCTGGCAATTTTTTTCATTGACTCAATGTCAGAGAGGTCTTGTTCGGTTATTCCCGAATCATTAAATTGATTCATTGCAATTCGGTCAATTTCAATTCAATCAACTTAAGAGATTGGACTAGTCTTCTTAGTCTATGGTCTTCTCCAGATGTAACAATTTCTTCTGGTTCCCACGAATTCATATCAAAAGTGTCTGGGTCATGGCCAAGAATGACAAGAACTGTATACATTTCCGAATGAAGAGCATTCTTCGTATCATTAAGCGCTTTAATTTTTTTCTGTGTAGTGAGATTGAATTCCATGATTTCCTTAAATTTAACTATTTAGAATTGTGTATACACTTCCTGAAGAGCCAGAAAATGTATCTGAGTCAGACGTTGTCCCAGACCTGACATCATAGTTAAGGCTTGACGGTGCTGCTTCTGTAATCATAATAACAGCCCCACCGCCGCCTGCGCCGCCTCTTTTTCCTGTTCCACCAGTTACAGCAGGCGCAGCAGCACCCCCCGCTCCTCCCGCTCCTCCTGCATAGTGGGAGTCGGCGCCTCTCGTGCAACATGCGTCATGTGTATGGTAAGAGCAGCAGGCATGGTGATGACCAGAAGTGCAACAAACGTGGTAGTCACCGTTTTTAGCGTCGTGGGCAACATAGTGATGATGTGTATGAACGCCATGATGGCCATGATGGGTTGACGCAGTGTAGTGGTGATGGTTTTGATGGGTAAGGCTTGGAGCCTGGTGCCCGTCATTTAAGTCAGTTCCAGCCGTCCCTCTTTGAGTACCAGAGTTATAAGCAACTGGACCTTGACCTGCAGTTCCAGGAGAGCCAGTGCTCCCAGCAGAACCAGACGCTCCACTCATTCCAAGCGACATAATCGTACCAGAGCCAGAAATATATTTTGCTACCAAAACAATTACTGGACCACCGTTGCCGCCTGCTCCGCCTGCTCCGCCTGCTCCGTTGGTAGCGCCTGTTGCAGTTCCTGCTCCTCCGGTATTTCCCTTTCCTCCAGGAGCATTTACTGTAGACGTGTATCCACCATTTGAACCAGCACTTCCAGCCTTTCCACTCCATGAGTCGCTATTGGTTCTAGCGAGCGCAGTAGTTCCAGAACTACCAGTAGTCCCCTTTGAACCACCAGAAATGCTTACTGGTGTTGTTGCTAGTGAGCCATCTATTAACAGACCAGTCATTGATTCGACACGATTTACTAAATAAGATGGTAGGACTGGGACTGACGGAGAGGTACCTCCGCCTCCTTGACCTCCAACTCTGTATGAAATACTACTTGTTATATGCCCAGGTGCTGTTTTTGTTGATGTTGCACTTCCAGGACTTGTAATTGTTCCATTTGAAACATTGTTTGTGTTTCCAGTTACTGTGCCAATTCCAACAACACCATTGATAGTTGCTGTATTTTGTACAAAAACTCTAAACCCGTCGGTCAGTAAAACATTACCAAGAGGGACAGTCAAGTTTTTGTAGTACATATCTTTTGTAAGCGTCACAGTTCCGCTTATTGTTACATCGCCATCGGAGCCAGTCCCATAGACGGAATCATTTCCGATGCGCGCGACGCTTGTTTCAATTCTTGAAATTGGCATATTACACCCGCTGCATATAGTAATAGGTTCCTGGGTTTTGTCCAGTTACAACCGTAGAAATACCAGCAGGTAGCGCAGGAGCAGAAGAAACAACAAGAATAACTCCGCCACCAGCAGGGGCTGTTCCAGGAGCACGAATATATGCAGTCCCAGATGCTGGTCCGCTGATATAGCGAGCAGCGATAATTACTACTCCGCCACCAGCCTGCCCTGAACCGCCTGCTCCTCCACGCAGAAAGGTCGGACCGCCCGATGCAGTTATTGAGTACCCAGTGATTGCTTGATGTGGCACTTGGAAGTAAGCAGAGCCACCCGTTGCGGCAGTTGGCGCAGTTGCGGTAAATCCAGTTGCAGAACCACCAAGGGAGTGAGTAACTGCTGTTGCTGCTGCGCCACCTTGAGCAATTGAGCCAGCAGTTGAAAACCCAGTTGTAAAGCCAATTGCAGAGTCCGTTCCCATGAACCTTAACGTGCCTTTGACGAATACTCTGTATCCGTTGGGCTGAAGCCGACAACTTGTATTGATTGTTAAATCATTGAAATACATGTCGCGTGTCATTGTGTACACACTTGCAGATGGTGCCATGCTTAAAACAGTTGTTGAGCCGTCTAGTACAGCGTCACCGTCGGCTCCAGTTCCATAAAGAAAGTCAGGAGTTTCGTTGTAGTAAGCAACCCAGACAGCCCCATCCCACTGCCAGCTCTTAGAGCCAACAGTAAATATTTGGTTTACATATGGAGAAGAAGGGAAAGTAATCGCTGTCATTCAGGATTCCATTCTTCTGCTTCATTTCCTTCTGCGACCCATGCAAGATATTCGTCATTTTCTTCAGAACATGTGACTTTCATTAAGCCATCGTCGTCAACAAGGCCAAAAATTCTTTCTCCCGAATAAGAGAGGGGAAGTTCTACCCATTTCATAGTTCTGCGCTCCATCCAAGGAATGTTGTTGATGAAGTGTTAGACCTAATTTGCCCACCTCGTCCAACTGTAAGTCCTCCACCGCTTGCCGTTATGACAACAGTACCCTGAAAGTCACCTGTCGTACCATCGTATGCTGGCACACTGGTTGCCGCTGCGCTTACCCCTGGTCCAACAGCAGCGTAGTTCGCTGCTACACCAGTTGTTTCTAGCGCAGTTGGCCTAATGCGCATCTGTTGAGGGAAAGGAACTGTTCCAACAAATGTTGTTGACGAATCGGCCCATCCTAAACAAAACGCTCTGCTTGTTGCACTTAGGGAAACCCTATAATAATATCTTTGACATAGCGCAAGTTCCATGCTGTATGGCGTCTGTTCAAACGGAGTTGGCTGAGGGTTTGCTTCTAACTGCACACCTGTAATAGCAAAGATGTTTCCAGTAGTAGCAACATCATTGACAGTTCCAGTTGCGCCTTCATAAGACCCGTCTACCCAGGTGTTTGCTGCGCCAAGAATGTCTGGTCCAATTTGGATAGGGAACCTAACCTGCACCCCAGTTTCATTGTTTGTCAACCAAGTTCCTATCGTATCTCCAGTAACAATTACTGTTTTCTTTTCCCAGGTGTTAGCAGCCGCAATAGAGTATGTTCCGACATAGATACGACTTAAAAGTTCGTTTGCAAGATTAAAAGTATGAACGCCAACAACGCTTGAACGAACCCAAAAAGAAAGAGCAATGGTCTTGGCACCAGCCGTACCAAATGCCAAACAAGCAGAATTAAAACCTTCAATTTTTTGGACTATAGCCAATAAATCAAAACCGCTAGCAGATGCACCAGAGGTGGTTGTCGCCCTAAGAGATGCCGTAAAACCCTGCCCAGCGGGAACATCAGTATTGCTTGCTACTGATACAGATGCCGATGTACTAAAGTTATCGTAGTACCAACGGTCTGTAACATACCCAAAAGAAGTAACTGCAGCGTTGCGTTGATTCACCCGCATACCACCATTGATGATTAAGTTACGGAAACCAGAGCCTGGGTATGTTGGTCCCCAGTTAGCGCCGTCATACTGCTGATTAATGTTTGTGTCAGTCTCGTAAATCGTCTGACCTTCCCACGGTGCAGATGGACGAGTAGATGAAGTCACCTGCATTGGCGACATTGTTCCGCCACCCAATTCAACCCATGCCGAGTTGTAATAGATATATGTAGCGCCAGTGGTTGTGTCAAACCACAAGTCGCCAGCAGACGGAGATGATGGTGCAGTTGCTGAACTTGTTAGTGGTGCGCCAGCTCCTGTGGCTCCAGTTAGTCCAGTAGGACCTGTAGCGCCGACTGGTCCAGTGGCACCCGTTACACCCGTAGCGCCAGTTGCCCCAACACCAGTCGGACCTGTTGCTCCAGTGATTCCCGTGGCGCCTACTGGGCCTGTTGCACCAGTTAGGCCAGTTGCGCCCGTAACTCCAGTAGCGCCTGTTACCCCAGTTGCGCCAGCAGGTCCGGTTGCGCCCGTGGCGCCTGCGACACCGGCAGAGCCAGTTGCTCCAGTATCGCCAACATTGCCCTGAATTCCAGTAGGCCCTGTTGCACCGACCGGACCTGTAGCGCCAGTTGGCCCAGTCGCACCAGTCGGACCTGTTGCACCAGTTAGACCGGTTTCTCCAGTTGGACCAGTCTCGCCCGTCGGTCCAGCTGCCCCTGTCGCTCCTGTTTCTCCTGTCGCTCCTGTGAGACCAGTCGGTCCTGTGGGGCCAGTTTCTCCAGTAGCACCGGTTGCTCCTGTTAATCCAGTGGCCCCTGTTGGACCTACAGGACCAGTAGCACCAGTCGCACCAGTTGCGCCATCTCCACCCTGAACGCCAGTTGCCCCTGTTGCTCCGATTGCACCAGTTGGCCCAACGTCTCCCTGTGGACCCTGTGGGCCGGTTGGTCCAGTTGCACCGGTGTCACCTTGTACTCCAGTTGCGCCAGTTGGTCCAACATTCCCCTGCAACCCTGTGGCACCAGTTGCTCCTGTTAGGCCAGTTGGACCAGTCGAACCTTCTGGACCTGTTGCGCCAGTTGCGCCCGTAAGACCTGTTGCACCAATAGCACCCTGTACTCCAACCGCACCAGAAAGATTGACCGTCCATGATGAATAAGTTCCGGAACCATCGCTGTCTTGAAGGCTTACCGTTAATGAGCCGGTTGACGGGTTGTAGGTATCTACCTCGCCATGCATATGATTGCTTATGTCGTGAGAAATAAGAACCGTTTGATTTGTTGAGTAAGAAAGATTAGTTCCTACTGTAAGAGTTATTGAGCCAGTTGATGCAATCGTAAGACTGGTTGAGCTTGTTGTTTGGTATTTATCTCCAGCTAAACCAGTAGCACCAGTTGGTCCTGTCTCGCCGGTTGGTCCTGTCGGGCCAGCAACTCCAGTTGCGCCCGTTGCGCCTTCAGGCCCAGTTGCTCCTGCTGGTCCAGTAGGCCCTGTTGCGCCCACACCTCCTGTTGCACCAGTAGCGCCGACGTCTCCCTGTAATCCGGTTGGACCAGTCGGACCAGAAGGGCCAACTACTTGAGTGTTTTTCCAAAGACCAGTGCTTGATTCATATGCAAGAACATCACCATTTAGAAGTGTTCCAGCATTAATGTCAACATTGTGAAGTTCGTCTAATTCGTATCCGTTTTGTGTTGCAACATAAATGATTCCGTTATTTGTTGCCCGAACGACTACACCGATAAAAACTAAATGGTCTGGAGCACTCGGCTTTACCTTTGTAAATGCTCCATTTTCTCCAAGCCAAAGAACATCTCCAGCGGAGTAGCCAGTAGACAAATCAATTCCGTCTACATATCCACGAGTAACTACAACTCCATTTTGTGATGCAGAAATATTGGATGCGATTAATCCAACTGTCTTTGAAGATGTTGTATCAGAACTATTGTCTGCTCTTTTTACAGAAGCATGGTCACCGGTTGCGCCATAAAGATAAACAACGGTTCCAGTGGTTAATGTTGTCGATTCTGCATTTCTTACATAGGTAGCAGTTGATGCATATGTGTTTACCCAGTTTGTTCCGTCGTATTGAAGAGACTGAAATTCTCCTGGGGTAGTAATAATGACATCAGTTAATTCATCGAGCGGACCAGCAGGACCTGTCGGACCCGTTGCGCCTGTTGGACCAGTTGCACCAATCTCTCCTTGAGTCCCTGTCGCTCCTGTTAGACCAGTAGGTCCAGTTGGACCAGTGTCACCTGTAGCACCTGCAATTCCAGTTGCTCCCGTAGCGCCAGCAGGTCCAGTGGCACCTGTAGGTCCAATGTTCCCTGTGGCACCTGTAGGTCCTGTAGGTCCTGTAGGTCCTGTAGGTCCTGTAGGTCCTGTAGGTCCAGTTGCGCCTGTGTTGCCAGCAAGTAAGTTTGTGCCTACGCCAGCACTAGCCGCAGTAATATCAATGTACGCACCTCGAGCAGTCCCGCCTTGCTCAAAAAATCGTAAACGATTTTGCCAAACATCAATAGTTACGCCGCCATTAATTGTCGTGTTAGTGGCTGATTTGTTTAGGAAGATTTCTCCACCTTCGTCACCAGAAGATGCAACTACTGAAAGTTTTCCACCAACTGTAAAATCATCGTCAGTTTTAAGACTGTTTGCTGCATCACGATAAAGATTTGTGTCTCCTGCAGCAGTGCCATCGCCCCACACAAGGCGTCCGCCTGCTTCCATTTTCAGTCGAGCATACGTCTCTGTGTCGATAAATACAGTGATTGCGTCGGACCCAGAAGAAGACAAGTCCTTAATGGTGACTGGTACAAAGAATTTCTGGGCCACGACCTCAATCGCTTTCTATACTATGACAACCCCGCAAGGTTGTGACTGATTAACCGATTACGATTACTCTATACTGATTTTCCGACGGAGCGGTTGCAAAATCGATAGTAACTGTATCTGTTGTAGTTGCTGCAATGTCTGCGATTACTACTGCGTAAGGAGAAGCAACTTCGCGCACTTGCACAGTGACATCACGTGTTCCGAGACTATGAGTAACAGTGTAGCTAGTTGCTACGGCATCGCCAACGCTTGTAGCGTAGCGAGTCATAAAGCCAAGGTTTGTCTTAGCTCCAGCAGCAGTTGATGCACCGGTACCGCCATCAGCTACTGCAATGTCTGTGCCGTTCCAAGTACCAGTCGTAATTGTTCCGACTGACGTAAGGCTTGAGCCAGTTACTCCTGAGCCAAGAGTAGTGCTATTTAGAACAGATGTACCATTGATGTAGTACTCTTTGCCAGACGCAATGTTGAGATTTTCTGAAGACGTCCAAGAAAGCGTTGCCTTAACCCAGTTAAATGTCTTGTCTGTCGCACCTTTAAGAGTGATACCGCCACCGTCAGCTGTATCGTTGTCTGGGCTTGCAACTGAGCCAAGTTCAAGGTTCTTATCGTCAACTGTAATAGTTGTGCTTGAGATGGTTGTGGTTGTGCCATTAACTGTCAAGTTACCAGCAATAGTTACTGTCTTGCCAGCCGCGCTCAAGTTGATATCTGCTGCGCCACCAAAGTTAATTGTTGTAGCATCAGTGTTTAACAAGGCAAACGTTGTGCTCGCAGTTGTCAACGATGTTGTAATTGCTGGGCTAGTGCCGAATACCAAAGCACCGGAACCTGTTTCGTCAGAAATGACGCCAGCAAGTTCGGATGAAGAAGTCGCAGCAAATACAGACAGTTTGTCAGCTGTAAGAGCTACAGTGCCGCTTGCATTTGGAATTGTAATTGTGTTATCTGCGGTCGGGTCGGTAATGCTTAAAGTTGTTTCAAACTCATTTGCAGTTGCACCTTCAAATACGATTGCCCCACCGTTAATTGTAAGACCAGCGAATGTTGGGCTGTACGTTGAATCAAGTGCAAGATCAATTGCGCCATCGGCGTCAGCGTCTTGGTACGTTGCTGTGATGCCAGTGTGCGAGCCATTGGTTGCAATTTGTGCTCCAACAATGTCTTGAACTGCTTCTGTACTGACTGTTGCACTTGAAATTGCACCGTCAACATAGCTCTTGCTTGTTGCGTGGTTGTTATCTGTCGGTGTCGTAGCAACTTTAATTTGAGCGCTTGAGTCGCGCTTAGCTAATGTAGAGCCAGTAGCTTCTGCAGTTGCGCCATTAAGCAAGTTCCAAAATGTTGCGGAAAGAAGACCAGCAGAGTCAGTATCAGCAACGTTTAGTGTAATAGAAACTGTGCCATCAGTGTTGTTGCTAATTGAAATTGCGTCTGTGTTGGCACCTGCTGATGCTACACTGTTAATGAGCGTTTTCCAGGCAGTTCCGTTATGGTACTTGACTACGTCAAGATCAGAACGGTAGATCATGCGACCTTCAAAGTTGCCAGACGATGGGTCAAAACTTAAAACCTCAAAGCGTCCGTTAAGGATTTGGTTTTGATTAAGATCTAAATTTGTTACAAATTTTGTTGCCACTGCTGACTCCTACTTTGAGCTATGTTAGGTACGCGTACCCAGAGAACGGAGATGTGAACGACACGGTCACTAGGCTAGTACTATTATAGACCACATCGCCAACAACGACTGAGCGAGCTGAGTCGACTATCATCACTGACGGGAAACCACCAAGCGCATGAGTTATTGACCAAGAAGCAGATGGTGATGATTGAGTGTGCACATGGCGAGATGAGCCTGAAATTGAGTACGCTGGTGTTGTAGGCCAAGTTCCATTAGCCTTTGGCCCATAGTAAGTTCCGTTTTGATTGTTAATGTAGATATCGCCATCAAAACCTACAGTGTCGCTTGGTAGACCGTCATCAATTAGCACTCCAGGTCCGCGAGGGCCGACTGGGCCACGCGCTGCGTATGAGCCAGACGCGTCGCTTAATGAAGAAGACGCGCTACCGCTAATGCCAGTTTTAAGGTCTACCGGAGTGCCGTCGCCATAAGGGAGAACAGCAAAAAACTTTTGCGGCTTTACTCCGTACAGTCTGACATTGACTTGATACGCCCACCCTTGCGGAGACAGCATAAGGTTGTCAGTGGTTGGCAGATCAATTTCAAAAGACCCATTGATGTCTAGTGCCGCTGTCAGTGTGTCTTCAATGACCACTGCGTCATTTTCGTCAACAACCCTGGCTGTTGGGGTGAAAGTAACTCGACCCTTTGCTGGCGCACCTGCGCCTGTCAAATAAGTGCCTGTGACTGTACGTGTGATAACGTCATTTGGCCAAGTCACATAAGCTCCGATCTAAGAATGATCGAATTTTATCAAGAAATGACCTATATGATAAGCAGGTTAGTCAAGCCAGACCGTGTATTCCGCGGTTACTCTGCCTTTAATTGGGTCAACAAAGTGCAGTCTTTGCGATGGCTTTCCGACCGCGGCGATGACTTCGCGGGCGTATTCGTTGTGAGATTCTGGTGAACCTGTAATAAATACACGACCAGCGTTTGCCATTGTCATTGTTGTTGGTGTATGGAAGTGGCCCATATACACGTCTTGGAACGGCTCAACTACGCCGGTAGCCCACGCATTTGCCTTACGAAGAATGCTTGTTTGCCCTTTGCACTCGTCTCCGTGCACTAAAAGAGCTGAATAGTTGCCAATTTTGACCATTTGATACCAGTCAGGTGACATTTGCCAAGTGACATTTTTAAGATCTTTTGTGCGATCTTGAGCAATTCGATAAGAAATAGCGTCAATATTGTCGTTTGCTGGCATTTCACCCTTGCGGCCGAGGCGGCCGTGGTTACCGTACTCACAAACAACATGCACTTTGTCGAAGAATGCGGCAAACGTTCTTACCAATGTTTCTTCGATTCTCACTGTCTCAAATAACTGCTCAAAGAGATGGGCTTCAACTTCCCAGGCTTGACCTGGGAAAATAGTAATTCCTTCAACCATGTCTCCGCCGAACATCAGTGTGCACTCTCTCACAGGGTGGTGGGTGCGCTGGAGGGCCGTAAGCTCCATTACTTTTTGCGCAAGTTGTTCCATGCGGTCTGAGCATTTTTTAATGTTGTACGTAGTGCTTAGTTTTCCGTTTTGCCAGTCTGTCGCATGAACCAGCGCGACCTCTGGCTTGGTCTTTCGCGGATCCTTAGGTGCGGTAGCGGCTGGCTTAAGAATCTTCCCTGGCCCACACGCTAGCGCAGATTCTTTAGCTGCGGCGTACACTGCTTCAATAAGAGCCTCGCCCTTGCGCTTTGCTTTGTACTCTGCCTGTTGCGCTTTTTTAAGTGCGGTACGAAGTTCCGATATTTCGTCTTCTTTACGGATGTCGTCTGAAAGGCTCATTTGATTTTTGTTGACAATTCTCCGCGACGGTAGCGGCTAATGACATTGATAGCGAGCTTGTGTCCACGCTTAGCAAGTGCCTTTGAAATATTTGATGCTGGAATACTGTGGTCGTCAAGCGCCTTGACTAAGTCTTTTCTTTCATCATCTGGCAATGACTCAAGGATCTCAGCAATACGGGAACGATTGCCTTTTTGTCCTTGTTCTTTCTTTATATCGTCAAAAAGCGATCCCACAATAACCTCCATGTGTAGTCCTTACTAAAAGACAATCTAACAGTACCACATACTGTTCTATGTATTGTATACACTACAGAACATACCGTAGTAACCTATGATACAATTTTTAGTCTTGCCACCTTTGATGTTAAAAAAAAATGCTTAAGAAAACTTCTATTAGTTCGGTAAGAGAGACTTTGGGTTGTTATAGTTACCTAGTCACAAATATCACAAATGTCACAAAAACAACTTCTCCCGAGACGGACATTTAACATGGAAAACTCAGACATCAGCAAACGACTCAGCATTCGCCGAGTTGCATTGATGCACGGAATACCTGCACGAGTAGTAGCACGAGCTGTAGCCAGCGGTGCCCTGCCAGCACTAAAAACTAAGACAGAGACTGGAAGAGACAGAGTTTACATTTCATACGATGACGCACTGTTTTGGGTTACCTCGCTACAATGCGAAACGAGTGTAGCTAAGTGAGCGGATGGGATAAAGCAAACGGTAGACTTGGACCAGCAGCCGAATGGTACGCAGCCAAAGGTTGGCATGTGCTTCCATGTTATGGGATCGTAGGTGGTCGTTGCACTTGCGGTGGCACTCATGCCGAGCCTAAAGATGTTGGTAAGCATCCTAGTATTGGTGAATGGAATAATCAAGCAACACCAGACGTAAACATCGTAAAACAGTGGTGGGACGCAAATCCGGAGCTTAACACAGCAGTGTTTTGCCGCCCTAGTGGATTTTTTGTAATTGATATTGACCCTCGTGCTGGCGGTCCTGATTCATTTGAAAAGTTTGAAGCTCTTGTTGAAGGTGCACTTCCACCGACGGTTGAAGCAATCACTGGTGAATACTCAATGGGTGGCAAAATTCAACGCGGTCGTCACTTGTTTTATAAATGCGATGAGTCAGAAGCTCTTGTAGGCAATCTTAAAAAAGCTGGCCTTGGCGGAATTGATATTAAGCACAATGGCTATGTTCTTATTGCGCCGTCACGTCACTTTTCTGGTGTTTGCTACGAATGGGCGCCAGGCAAAGCGCCATGGGAAATTGAAGTAGCTCAAGCTCCTGAAGATCTTTTAGCAGCTCTTCGTAAACGAGGCAAGCGCCCGGAAACAGCGTTAGGTGAAGGTGACTGGAGTTTCTTAGACTCACTCGATTTTGCCGGCGAGCGCGTTGATGTTGATCGTCTTCTTGCTGACGGTATCGACGAGGGTTCGCGTGCTGTAGATATTTATTCACTTGCTTGTGCACTTGCTAATAAGTTTCCAGTAAACACTGAAGCAGGTAAGCTTGCAGTTGAAACGATGATGATTCGTTTTAATGCTGAAAAGGTTCGCCCACCGTTGGAGCTTGAAGGCCCTGGCGGTTTGCTAATGCACGTCCGTCGTGCTATTCAATTTGTAACTGACAATCCAAAGACTGAACGACTCTGGCCCGGACTTAAAGAATGGGCAAACAAATCAACAGAGGAGAGTCGTGCAACTACTACGCAGGCAAGGCAGACGGCGCAGAGTTCTGCTCCGGACATTGCACCTACCAACCTTCCCGGTACTATTGGTGGCGCTGTTCACAACTCTATGGTGGATGGCGACTCGTTATCGTCAGCGACTAGCCTCAAAAACATCGATGTACCACTTGACCCAGATGCTCTTGGTGCAGAAGAGGGTGGGGAGCCAGGCAAACGAAGTCTTACTGACACTGGTAATGGACGCCGACTCGTCGACTCCTTTGGTCCCGCAATTAGATACACTCCAGGCCTTGGATGGTTTCATTGGGACGGCGGATATTGGAAGCCTGACGTTGAAAATCTCGAAATGCGTGAGCTATCTAAAAAAGTTGCGCCTATCATTGCAAGTGAGGTTGTTCACTATCTTGACGACGCTGATAAGCAGTCGGAAGTAATTCGTTGGGCGCAGCAAGCAAAATCAAACGCGCGCATAAATAGCTCGATTGAAAGCGCTACGTCCGACCCGCGTGTGCAAGTTGCTGTCGAGTCATGGGACAGTGATGAAACATTGCTTGGTGTATCCAATGGAGTTATTGATTTACGCACGGGAGAGCTTCTTCGTGGCCGCCCTGATCTTTACATTACGCGCCGAGCGCCTGTTGCATACAATCCCGGTATTCGTAATGTTCGCTGGGAGCAATTTATTGATTTTGCTACTGGCGGAGATAAAGAACTGCAAGAGTGGATCCAAAAAGCTGCTGGCTACTCGTTGACAGGTTTACGCACTTACGACATTATGTTTTTGGTTTATGGCCCGGCGGGTTCTGGTAAAAACACTCTTGTTGAAGCTCTTGTTAAAGCAATGGGAACATCGCAATACGCATGGCCACTTGACTCGAGTATTCTTGCTCAAGGTGACGGGAACGCGCACGGGTCAGATCTTTACCACTGGGCAGAACTTCGTGGTCGTCGTCTTGTGTGGGTAGACGAATTGCCAGAGTCTGAGCGCATGAAAGAAAACTCAGTTAAGAAGTTAACGGGTTCATCTGAAATTTCAGCACGTTCACCTGGTGAAAAGCCGTTTACATTCCAATCGCGTGCCAAGCTTTGGATTACAACTAACCACCGTCCGATTATTTCTGACGATGCCATGTGGCGTCGTATTCGTCCTATCCCAATGACAAAGGTTCCAGAAAAGCCAGACCCAGATTTGAAGCACTACCTGTTCGACCCAGAAGGTGGACTGCCTGCAGTTTTGTCTTGGGCAGTTGAAGGTGCAATTAAGCTTCTTGGTTCAAGCGAACGTGATGCGCTTGGCTGGTGCTCAGTTGTTAGTGAAGCAGCAGAGATTTATCGCAAGAACGAAGATCGTATTGGGTTCTTTTTAACTGAAGAAACTAAAGAACTTGAAGGTGCGTCTACTCCGATTAAGTCGTTGTACGCAGTTTATCGCGTATGGTCAGAAGAACGTGGTGAAAAGCCAATGACACAGATTGCCTTTCAACGCAAGTTGGCAGAACGCGGCCTAGACATTAACGGTCTTGGTTCACGAGCTGAGATCATGGGCAGAATGCTCATGCCAAGATCTGTCCCTACTGGAGATGTTGACTGGGGCGTAGCAACAAGGTTTGCTCGATGAAGAAGATTATTGATCTACTTATTAGAAGACACACGATTACCTTGTATACAAAAACTGGTCAGAAGATCACAACGCTAAGATATACTCGCCGGGAGTTTCAGATGATTGAAACCACCGCAGCCGCGGTTGGCCTAAAAGTTGACCAGTTTTTGATCAACGCAATTACTTTATTTGCAGAAGAAAATATCTCTTAAGTTACTAGTTTTTCAGTAACTCAGTGTATTATTTCCTTCTAAGGTTGGCGCTTTGGGAGAGGAGCGTCTAGGCCGGAGTGAGCGTCTTGATTACACAGCTTTGAGACTGCTCCTCCGGCCACCTTTCTTTATCCGTCTTTGTCGATGTAGTGTTTGACAGTTGCTGGGTACCACTTTTTGCCAAAGGCAGTGGCAATTCCATCTTTGTTGAGACGGTCAGCAATTGACTTGTATGACATCCCGGCTGTTCTGTAGTCTTTGATTTTTACAAAGAGCTCGTCGGTAATCCGCTGCTTGGGTCCAAGATCTACTCCCCACTTAAGACCCTTTTCCCTACGATCCTTGTGAACATCTTTCTGACGTTCTGCAATAATCCCACGCTCCATTTCAGCAAGAGCGCTCATGATGGTGACAACAAAGCGACCTTGGTACGTCGCCGTGTCAAGGTTGAGGTCAAGCATGACAATACGCCAGTCATTTTTGTTAGCGCGATCTACAATGCTTAGAAAGTCCTGAGTTGATCTTGCAAGGCGGTCAATACGCGTTACAAACAAAGCAGCTGCGTCGCCTCTGTCTAATCTGTCAAGTGCGTCACGAAGGACCGGGCGTCCTTGGATTGATTTACCAGAGCGGCCCTCTTCACGTAAAAGCTCGAAGTCGGTAAATCCAGCCATTTCGGCTGCGCGACGAAGATCACGTTCCTGAGCGCCCAGTGACATGCCATCGTTAACTTGCATCTGAGTAGAGACACGTGCATACAAGAGAGCAATCTCGCTTGTATTCTTTTTTGGCACTCTTATCGTTCCCAGTGTTGAACCGTTGACCAGCCGTTTGTTTCTTTGATAAGAGTAAAGCCAAGATCCTTGAGGGACTCAATGATTCGTTGTTTGTCGTCTTCCTGGCTTTGCTTATTTTCAATTTCTAGCGCGACTGTGCGCAAGTCATTACATTCTGATAGAGCACGCCAGTCATAAGACAGCTCAGCGCCTTCTACGTCAACCTTAAGAATGGTTGGGTTAAAGTCTTTAAGTATTTGAGACCAAGATACAACTGAAACATTGACAGGTAGACGCGCTCCTCGAGTGCGATACAAGGAATGTAAAGCAGAGCGACCGGAGTCACCGTCACCGTCAGCATCGATCCACAGGGAAGCAAAACCTGCCAATGCAAAGTCTGAATCATCAGCAACGACAGCAGAGTTTACCGAGAAAAACTTGTCACCGTAGAGGGTGCCATTCATTTGCAGAAGCTTGTAGTTAATTACTTCAGGTTCGTAGCAAGCTACTGTTGCGCCTGCTGCAAGAGCTGTTCGTGCAAAAATGCCAATATGAGCGCCAAGGTCAAGAACTCTATCATTTTCGTTGATGACAACTCTATTATATGAGTTTTCACGAAGAATGTACCGATCCCATCTTTGGTCTCGGTAGTAGAAGTCACGGCCATCTTTCCATGGCTTACTGATAATAGCGGCTAGTGGATCTACAACAGTAACTTCTGTGGTTACCTTTTCATCAGCTTTTTCGCAGGTGACTTGGTACGTCCCTGGCGGAATAAGTAGATTGAGCTGACTAATATTTTTGTCAAGAGTTACACCAGCGCTTGGGAAGCTATCACGTGTCTCGTACACTAAAGTCTGAGGCGGCAGCGGAGAAATAGATACATGCGCAGAAGTCATGTATCGCCGTCTGCTATCTTTCATTCTGACTGACATCGGGTACAAACCTTCTGGCCAGGGTTCTGTAGAAATACTAATGTTTTGCTTGAGCTTGTTTGTTTCCATGGCTTTCCTTATTGTTTTGTACAACTTCCTATGTAAACCCTTAATGTTAAAGGTTTACGGCAGAAAGCCTTATGCACCAAGGGTTTCCCCGTGTTTGGTTTCTACTAAGAGAAAGGGCCTTTTTCGGCGTACTTTTTCTTTTTTTGAGTGATACGACGCTGGTTCTTCTTAGCTCTTTTTAGCTTTTGACTGCTTACACCGGCTGAATTTTTTCGCATGTGTTTATTTTATCAAAAAGTCTCTAAAAAGCGGGTTTTTAGCGAAACTTGCTCAAACCCTTGCAGTGTATGGGTAAAACACTTTTTTTCCTCTTAGAGCCATATATACCAGGGTATGATCACTTTTATAATAGATGAGTCCCTTTTTTCCTGAGTGAGTAGAGTATAATTGCTAATACCTCAATAACTTCCCTTGCCCCTTTCCCAAGGAGAAATACGATGAAAATTTTTAGTGGCTTGTTATTGTCTTTAGTCAGTTTATGTTCTGTAACTAATGTGGCAATGGCACAAAATCAAACAATGACAAAGTACGAAATTGAAACTGTCCAAGTTGCTCAAGACGTTTTACTTGCCAAGTACAAGTTCAAAGAGAGAAGTGAGCGAGTCAAAACTCTCCAACGCGCCATTGGCCGCGTTTCGGTTGACGGGCTATATGGCCCACTAACTCGCAAGCGTCATATCGCGGTTTTAAAGAAGAATGGCCTTCCGACAACCAACGTACCTAAGGTGCCAAAGCCAGTTATCAAGTACAACATTTCGTACGACAAGAGCAAGCGCTGCCCACAGTACGAAGCCTCATTCGCAGAGCATGGCCTTGAGCCAGTCGAGGTGTTTTCGTACATTGCTTGGCGAGAGTCGCGTTGCAATCCAAAGTCAGTCAACGCTATTTGGGAAAACGGCAAGATTGTTTGGACCTTGAATAAAGATGGGTCGTACGACTCTGGGTTGCTTCAAATCAATTCATCATGGAAAACTGTCACGTCTGAAGTGTGTGAAGCTGAATTTGGCAATCTAAAAGTTTTAAGGAACGTTGATTGCAATCTTAGAGTAGCCAAGTTTCTTTTAGTTAGTTCGAAAAACGGACTCGGACACTGGAGTGTCCGTAGAACAAATTAGGAGGAGATTATGAAAATCTCTATTGTAATGTTGGCCTATCAAGGTGAAGTATCTTGAGGACTTTGCTCGCCTATATGGCGAGCGGAATAATGGCAATCACGGGAGTGATTGGCATTACAAATAGTTCTAGTCAAAAAAGCTCAGCCGTCGCTATTGA